CATTAAAGTAGCTGCAAGCGCAGCTGTGATATATGCAAAAGAAAAAGTAAACAATAAATTATTAATTAAACTTGAAGAAAAAATGAAAAATCCTTTTAAGAAAGAGAAAGCTGAAACATTAAATGTTTTAGCATTGAAAGATGGCAATCAATTATTAATGAACGCCGAAGAGATAGCTCCCGACGTTGAAGTAATGCCTCTTGGAGCGATGACGCTCGAAGATGGCGAGTATGAACTTGCCGATGGTCGTACGATTATCGTTGCAGGCGGTGTAATTACAGAAGTAATTGATAATTCTGCTGCACCAGACGCTGAACAGATGATAAACACTGTTGCTCAGATGCTTGCAAAATCAGAAAGTAAAATCGAAGCAATGGTTGATGAAAAATTGAAACCATTAAAATCAGCATCTTCAAATCATCAGCCACCTAAAGGCAAAGGCCCCAGTAATCCTGGCGATGCAGGTGTTAATAATGATTTACAAGCTAAAATCGAAGCTAAACAAGCTAAAATTAAAGCTGAAATCGACAAAAAAAGGAAAGGAGCGTAAATCATGGCATTAACATTAACTAACTCAAATTATGGTGGCGAAGTTCTTGAAAAAATATTTCTTGAGCTCGGCCTTGGCAATGAAATTGCAAAAGAAAATATTGCGCAAATCATAACAGATCAAGCCGGAGATTTTAGTCTGCCAAAAATGGCTGGATCATCACTGCCAATCGGCGTGTATACGCAAACAGCACCAACCGCCGATACAGTTACGATCGCTTATTCCGAAAGAAAATTAAGCATGACTGCAGGCACTATTTATCTTGAATTTGTGCCAAGTTTGTGGCATGGAACCTTATGGAAATTATGGCAATCAGTTGGTGATTTTACAAATTTGGAATTAAACACTAAACTTGTTAGCGCAATTTTAGATTTAATCATGGATAAAGCAGGAATGCATTATTCATTACTCGCTTTTCAAGGCGATAAAAATTTAGCAGCATCTACGAAAATGCATTTTATCGATGGTTGGGTTACTCGTGCAATAGCTGATGCTAATGTAATTAAGCCAACACCTGCCGGTAATATTACAGCAAATAATTTTGCTGATATTTTAGCAGCTGTTTGGTCAGCTATTCCAAGTCATTTAATCAAGGACCCTGATTTTACATTGAAAGTTGATACCGCCGTTTGGAAATTAATGCAAACATCAAACATAAAATTGCAAGAAGCATTTGCAGGTGTGTTAGGTTCTAATTTAGCTGATGCTAAATATTTAACCTCTAAAATTATTCCTTTTGACGGTATGAAATCAAATCACATTTTTGGTTCAAAATCCGATAATCTATTTGCAGGATTTTGGGTTGATCTTGAAAATGAAGGATTACGAATTGATCGTGTTGCAAACAATTCTCATACGTGGTTTATGCGTTTAGACATCAAAATGGATGTTAATTATGTGGCACCAAACGAACTTGTACTTTACGAACCAACAGCTTAAGGAGGTAAAAAAATGAAAAAGATAATTTTATTATTAGCAATATTAAGTTTGGCAATTACATCAAATGCGCAAGTTTTAAATTTGAAATTTAGCGATGATATAATTGAAGGTGATACAACTACTTACACTCCTAATTATGTTGTTAATAAATATTCAAATGCATTTGTTGCATTTGCATTTACAAAAACAGATGTAACTGATTCGCTTTCAATAGCAAGAATGGAAGGTAGCATGGATAATGAAAATTTTATTGCTTTAACTGGAAATGCCGCTTTGACAGAAACCACAACTGATGGGACTACGGTTTTATATGTAACAAGTCCGAAGTATCTATATTATAGAGGATTTTTAGCTTGCGCATCCGGCGATACTGTTTCAATTACAAATGCTCGATTCATAATTAAGGAGGATTAATATGGCAACAAATGTAAAAATAGATAGAGGATCGGCATTTGATGGAGAAGGAATAATCCAGGGTGGCATTAAAAATTATTTTTATTTAATTAATAAGGATGATTTCGACAATAATCAGGTACTTTCATTTGATGGTACATCTAATGAAATTACAGCATTAACTTTAGCAAGCGGGGCACAAGGTTATAAATTCGAATCTTCAAAAGGTTCTGCGCAAATCATCCCAACGTCGCCGTTAAGGGCAGTTAGTGCAATTGATGGATTTGATCATCAAATAGACGCAAGAATCGTTGAATCAACACAGTTGGCACTTGACAATATTAAGAAAGTAAGATTTCAGAAAGTTGTTGCCATTATTCCTTTAGCTGATGGCAGATTTATGCTATTTGGAAGAAATGTAGGAATGCGAATTTCAGATTTTCAAATGTTACCTGGCGATGCCGATACAGGAGGAAGTTTCCAAGTTGTTTTAAAAACACCGGATAACGATCCTCCGGAAATTGATCCACCTCATTATATTTCTGCTGATTTTGATATTACAACACTCGATTCAGTTGCAATTTAGAGGAGGTAATCATGATTGATCCAAAAAATCAGATAATAATTGTAAAAGGTAAGGTTGTCAAATTTGATAACCTACCTTTACATTTACAAGAAAAATTATTAATTACATGGAAAATTAAAAAAGATGGAAACACAGAAAAATCAAATAAAACAAGCGAAAATTCAACCGAAAAAAGAGAATCAGAACAAATCAGACGAAAAAAAACTGGTAAGTCAGGAAAAGTATGATAAATTTGTTGAATTAAAATTTATCGAATTTGATGGGGGAGTTTTGCGAGAAGATCACGAAAAAAATTTGCGCAAACTTGAAGAAGAAATTAAAAAATGTGATGGAGCTATTGCAAAAAAGACAGTTACAACTCCGTTTGATAGTGGCTTGATAAAATTGGTTGAAGGTTATCCTGTGCCGGAAGAAATTTCAGATTATTTTAAAGCAAAAAAAACTTTTAGTTATTATTTCAAATAATGGCAAATAATGATGGCTCATTAAATAAAGAAATTAACAGCGATGTAAAAATCGCTGTTAATTCTATACAACGAACATTGTATGTTAAACGTTTACATGTTGATATTGCATATCCGCAAGAAAAAATCATTCCTTACGACAAAGATAATTTATACCCAAATAAAGTTAAAGAAATTGCGAGACGATCAGGAACAACGATTGGCGCAATTAATAAGATGGCCGAATTTATTGCTGGAGATGGATTTCAGAATATGGATATTACAATAAATGAAAATGGGAATAATCTTTGGGATATTTTACAACATATAGCGATATCTAAAGCGATGTTTGGTGGATTTGCGCTTCATTTTAATTATAATATGTTAGGACAAATTACACAAATAAATCCTATTAATTTTGAATTTGTTCGTTGGCATAAATCGTTAAAAAAATTCGTCGTCAATACTGATTGGTCAAAAAAAACCTTAAAAAAAGAAGAAATTGAATATAATATTTTCAATCCTGATAATGTTTTTTTAGAAATACAAGAATGCGGAGGTGTTGAAAATTATAAAGGGCAAATATATTATTGGATTCCAAATATGACAGATTGGTACATTCCTTGTACATGGGATGCAGCATTGGACGATGCTCAATTTGAGGCAGAAGCAAAACTTTATTCGCTTTCCAGCATACAAAATGATTATTCTCTTGCCGGAATTGTATCATATCCAGGAGCTTTAGCAGATAAAGATGATATTAAAGATTTAAGAGCAAATTTAGGAAAAGATGTAGGTTCTGCAAATGCAGGTGGTACAAGGATAGTAGGAGCAACGCCGACAGAAAATTTATCAAATTGGCGTTGGTTTACGCCTATTTCAAGAAATAACATTGACGATTTACATACTCATCAAAAAGAAGATGCGAAATTTAATATTTATAGCGCTTTTGGAATGCCGCCGATTTTATGCGGAGTTACAAAAGATGGGATGTTTAACCAGGAATCTTTTGCTGATGCTTTTCATTATTATAATTCAATAACAGAATCCTATCGAAAAGTTGTTGAAAAAGAGATAAACAAAATATTAAAATTTAGTATCTGGGCTAATTTGGGCGAAATTCAAATAATACCAAAAACATTTGAAATGCGAGAAGCTAATACAGCGCAACCTCAACCAAAGGAGAATTTATAATGACAGAAATTAGTTTAATAACAATTGCAGATGTTCAGAAATTTAGAAGGATAGATTCAAAATTTAATCAAGAAAAATTTGACGCTTATCTTAATGAAGTACAACGTAATAATTTACGTAATTTGTTAGGCGATGCTTTATATTATGCATTTATGAATGATGATAAAATATCTGGAATTTACAAAGATTTGCTCGATGGTAAAGTATATAATTACGATAATACTGAAATTCAATATTTTGGATTAAAACCATTTATTTCATATTGCTGGCTTTCAATTGCCGTTCGGGAAGGTGATTTATTTATTTCGACAACGGGCCCCGTAAATTTTGCAAATAATCCTCAACGGCATTTTGAATTGTCAAAAGAAAAAGAGCGAATAGCAATAGCATATACAGAAATAGCAAATGATTATGCTAATGATATTATCAAATTTTTAAACGAAAATAACGAAAATTATCCACTTTGGAAAAATAAAAAAGAAACAAATAGTTCAGAATTTATAACTTTCAAATTATGACAGAATGTTCAAAAGAAAAAGATATTGAAGCTCTAAAAAATGCTGTTTTCAATAAGGGCGAAAAAGGATTAATTGCCATGACTTCAAATTTATATGACAAAGTTAATGACTTGTCAGTTTCGATGAATGAAATAAAAACAGATGTAAAAGATTTGTTACGATTTCAACAACAAACAGAAACAAAAGAGCAGCAAAATGAAAAACACGAGATAAAAATAGAAAAAATAAAAAAAGAAGAAATGATAAATAAAAGGTGGCGAGTAGGTCTAACAATTAGTACTATTTTAGGAATGCTGGCAATAATTGTTTCACTAATAACTATAATTTTGTAGAAATGTTAAATTTAATGTTGATACGTAAAAATCCTTTAACTTTTGAGCAAAATTTCACTCATGGTGAATTGTTTATGAAAGATGTTACCGGTAAATGGTTAGACTTCTGCTATACTTTAGAAGACCGTGTTAGGGATGTTAATTTTAGCGGTGATTTTGAGGGAGAAGAAAAAAAAGTTTACGGAGAAACAGCAATACCATTCGGGAAATATGATGGACAAATAACTTATAGTCCAGCATTTAAAAAAGATTTGCCTTTAATAAAAAATGTTAATAACTTTGAAGGCATAAGAATTCATTCAGGTAATTCGATAAAAGATACTGCCGGATGTATTTTGGTAGGATTCAAAACAGATTGGAAAGGTAAAATTTGGGAATCACGAAAAGCACTGAACGATTTAATTAATATAATCGAAAAAATTGATGATAAAAAACGATTTAAACTTGAGATAATATGAAAATAGGATTTTTTGAAAAATGGAACGCCGGGGCTAATTGTAAAGAGTTTTCAATTACACGGCTGCAAATGGCACTTGCTACATTGTTTGCATTCTTTTTTATTTACCAATATTTTGTAACTGAGAACAACGAAATTACAGTTAACTCAATTGTATTAGTAGTTATGCTTTTTACCTTTGCCGATTTCAATTCCATTCTGGTGCGATTATAAGATAATTACACTAAACGAAGCGAACTGCCAACAAGCAAATTTCAATTCCATTCTGGTGCG